ATCCTGATGATGTTAAAAAGCTTAGCCAAGTGTTTAGGCATTATGCAAAGGATAAAGAAATGTTAAAGAAAACAATTGCTTTTGGTTATGATATTTGGAGCGTTCGTATACATGCAGAAAATGTATCAAACAATGATTTTACGCAAGCACAGCAATTTATAATTACGCTTTTAAACTATCAACTTAATAATGGCACCAAGAGTTAAAATTTACCTCTTTTTAGCTGTAGTGTTGATGGTGGTAAGCTACCAATCATGCGAGAAAGTAAAAAGGATACACGATAGAATTAACGCCCCAGAAAACGAAAACAGAAATTTGCTCATTAAATTGCATAAAAAAGAGATATGTGAAAATATCTGCTGATTTATTAGTAAATCTTTGCTTTTTGTTTTATAACTAATTAACCAGTACATTTATAAAAATCAAATACTTATGGACAAAATTGCACTTATAGAGGATAACAATATTGAGGTTCTACAAGAGAAAGTTAACAGTATGTTAAGACATTATTCCGCCAAACTAATCAGTATTCAAATAAAAAGATTTCAAAATCAAATGACAGCTGAATGGTTTTATCTAGCAGTTGTGGGATATTCAGAAAAAAAATAGAATGAAAAAATTACTCATTACCTTAAGCCTTGCATTTATTAGCTGTTTTGCTTACTCACAGCAAGCAGATAGTTTATTTAATGCTAAAGATTACGTAAAAGCGGTACCTGCTTACAAAGCTGAGTTACAAAGTAATCCTAAAAATTTACAGGCATTGCGCCGTTTAGCTTTCTGCTATACCAATATAAAAGATACCGAGCCATTAGCAATTAGTTATTTTGAGAAAGCTTTAAAAGTTGATCCTAATGACATGGCTAGCAATTACTATTTAGGTAAGATTTACAAAAGCTACATATCAAATCAACAAAGCGGACAAAAGGTTGATTACGCCGCTAAAGCTAAAGCACATTTAAAAGCCGCCGCAGATGCTGGTAGCCCAGAAGCTATAAAAGAATTAGAAACTTTAAATAATTAATAAATGAGATTTGTAACATTCACTAATACCAACGGAAATCAAGTTCATATAAACTTGAATCATATTGTATCAATTTATGAATTTAGTACTTCAGTAACAAAAATCAAAACTTCAAGCGGGGATGAAATTAATGTTCAATTACATTTTTCGACAGTATTACAAAAAGTACAAGCAGAAGCAAAGCTGATGTAAAACATTACCAGTTAGTTTAATGAAAGAATGGTAGCCTTGCGCTATTGGACGGATGAATGAAAGGTAGTCCACTGGTAAAAGTAAAGCCCTTAACTTAAATGTTAAGGGCTTTTTTTATGCCTATAATAAAAAGGTGGTATCGTTAGGTGGTACAGGGCGGCTGCTTTCTTTTTTGTATTCTACATGAAGCTCTGGGTCTGCATCAATAAAATTACGGCGTTCGTCTGTACTGGCATCGGTAATGGTGGTTTGGTAATCCATTACGCTCATGATGATCATATCCTGCTCTGTATCTTCTGCATCCCCAACTCTTGATAATGCCGCCATGCCGTTTATACTATAACCCTGTAAAGCTTTATGCACCGCTTCTGTGAATTCAAAAAATTGCAAAGCAGTATCTTGGTTAATAGCCCCGGTAAAGCTATTGGCGTAGTTTTCAAAATAAATGCTCACACGTATTATTCCTATTCCCTTTTGCATGTTTTGCCCAACGGTTTCCCATGTAAAATCTAAGAATTGCAGCAGCACCATTGGTAACGGCAGCATCAATGCCAGCTCTGGGCTGGTAAACTGTCCCATTTGTTTATCGTAATGCTTTAAACTGGGTAAGCCATTAGGTAGGTTATTTACTTGTGCCATTAAGTAAGCACCTATGGTTTTGAATATGGTTTTTTTGATGCTCATTTTGCTAGTTGGTTAGTTTGTTGGGTGGTTGGTTTGTTAGTCCTTAATCTTTGCTCTTTAATCCTTATACTATTTTAAAAAACTTGTTTAGTTCTTGCGTTAAAAATTCAAATGCTTGTTTATCTAATGTTCTACTATCCCCTATAAATTGGCGTTTAGGGATGGTTATTTCTGTTTTACTGGTTAATGCTAAATTGCGCCAATACAAAGCGGCCTCTGGTGGTTTCTTTAACTTACCGCCAAACTTGTAATACATAGCCCAAAAAAAGCGTCTCATTTTTGGGGTGATATTTATGGTACCGCCCTCGTTATGAATTTGAGCATATTTAATTGCGCCATCAACACCTATGGTTGCATTACTGCCAGTCACTTCTTTTATCCTAATGCTGCGCTTTAAAATGGCTCGGTCTACTAAAATGGCTCTTCCTTTATTTTTAGGCCCACCTTTTCTACCATCCCACTTTTTAAGGCTGGTATCTGTAAAACCCTGGTTAACAAAACTGCTTTTAAAAAACGTGAGTGCCATTGCTGCAACATTGCGCATGAGCTTAAGCTTTTCGGCTTGGTACCCTTTTAAAAGCTGGTCGAAATCACCAGCATGTTTGTTTACCATTATTATTAATTATTTAGTATCAATTATCAAGAGCCGTTCAATCTTGATACTTAATACTTGTGTCTTAAAATCTAGCTCAATGCTAACTCACTATCATGTACAGCACCTACCAAAACCTCTTCAATCATTCGTTTAATATCTGCACCGCCTGCGCCTTGTAAATTAGTGGTGTGTACAGTTAAATTTTCAACCAATTTATTAATGGTAACCATTACGTTTCTGCCAGCTGTACCAGTACCGCCAACGGTTGTAGAATCAGATTTGCCTTTACTTGCACCGGGTAAATTTAATGCCGGTGTGTTTTTGCCATTATTAGCAAACTTGTCTAATACAGATTTATTAGCGGTTAAACTATTTTCATAACCTGATTGAAATTTCTCTGCTGCTATTTTATCATCATAACCTTTCTCAAAAGCTCTGCCTATCCCGCCCGACATGATTTCCTGCACACCTGTAGCATAGCTTTTAACGCCATCTAAAAACATGCTTTTATCCATAGTAAAAGCACCAATAATGGTTTTACCTAAACCTATGAAAATGCCTCCTAGTAATTTAGCCACACCCATTACGCCAGCTAAACCAGCTCTAAAAGTTTCAGACTTTTGGTAAGCAATTGTTAAACCACCTACTAAAAGCGCAATACCTGTAATAATTAAACCAACTGGGTTTGCAGACATAGCCGCATTTAAAGCATATTGTGCAATGGTCATTCCGCCAGTGGCTGCTGCTGATGCGGTTTGATATGCGGCATAAATTCCCATGCCCGCTGTTGCTAAAGCATAAATGCCAATAGCCCCTCCAACCTCTAAAACTAAAGTCCCAATTAAGGATATATTTTCTCCAATGACGGTTACGATGCCAGTCATTGCGCCATAAAACGGCTCTAAACCATTACTCATTAATGCACCAATACCCTTTTGCAAGTCGCCTGTTGCTTTAGTTAAATCTGCCTTACCACCAGCTGCTTCTCTAGCGGCTGCGGCTGATCCGCCAAACTCGGTGTTTAATTCTTTTAAAATTAAAGCCTGTGCACCAGCGGTATCACCTGTTTTAACCATTTGTTCAATGGTTTGCTTTTGTTGCTCTGTAAAAGAAACCCCAACACGGCTCAAAGCACTTATACCACGTATAGGGTCATTTAATGCTTTACCAACTTGTATAGATGCTCCTTTTAAATCTGCAACGCCATCGCCAGCCATTCGCTGTGCCATATCTTGTATAGCAGGTATAGCTTGGTCATAAATGCCACCTTTAATATTTGTAAAGGTTAGTAAAAGCGATTGCGCACCTAAAGTGTCTTCATCGCCAAAAAGTGTAGTATTTTCTAATTCTTCTGCTTGCGCTTTTAATTGATTTAAAGAACGCCCGGCTAAACCGCCCGTACTTTGTATGGCTGAGTTGGCTTGTGCAGCCGCCATTTGGGTTGCTCTAAACGCAGCTTCAGAAGATGTGGCAAAAGAACTAATTGCAGAAATTGCAAAAACACCAGCAAGCATACCACCAACACCTCGGGCAATACTGCCTAAACCATTCATGTTTTTGCCTGTACGATCAACCACGTTATCCAAGCCTTGTATTTCGGTTTTAGCCTTACCTATACCGCCAAAGTTTCCATCTTTAACGTTTATGATATAATCTAGTCCTTTTGGCATATTTTGATATTTAGAAAAAATTACTATACTTTTGTTGTATGAACGGCTTACAACTATTTGAAAACCATATCACTAAAAGAGATTTTAGCGGAAGCGAAGCTGACGAATACGCCCAGCTTTTACAAACCATCCATTTGCATTTAGGGGATGATGTGTTCCCATTACTTGAAAAGGCAGAAACCGAAGGTAAAAAGCTAGAACTTAAGCAAGATGATAACGAATTAATGGATAGTGTTGTCATAGCTGATGTTTATTTGGTTTGAGCCAATTGATTAGCTAGTTTAATAGTGTCTTCGTACAAATCAGGCATTAACTCTTTAAAAGCGGAATTCCCTATAAATTTATTCTCAAAAATGTGAGCAATAAACTCAGCTTCTTTTTTTCCACTTATAGAGAAGTATTTTTTAGTATGGCCAAATCCATAAGCAGGGTTTAAACTCATTAAGGTATCAGCCGCAGAAGCTAGTTGTTCTAGTCTATCTCTATTCTTATCATAAAAAGCAGGATTGTAAAGCTTCATAATATCCATATTAATCCGCTGGTACTCACTTCTGCCGTTTTTAGCAAACAACTTTCTGTATTTACCCATTAAATCAGTTACTAATGGATTGGTGCGCCATTGCTTTTGCCAGTCTGCTGCATGTGCATATTCATGATAAACCACCGCCTCTGCTTGCCATTTACTTGCTTTGTTTCTGCTATTGATAGGTAGATTTACTCTTTTTTCTGATGGGCTGTAAAATGCACTACCACTTTTACCCGTAACAGGTATTGGTTCATTTAAAAGCGTAAATATTTCTTTATTTAATGTTATACCTAATTCCTTTTGATACGCATCTAATTCTTTTGGGTAAAAATTTGGCTCTTCTGTTATTTCGGTTTTTACTGATGCTTTTATCTCATCAACCTGTTTTAAAATGCTTTGCGCTACAGTAGCAGGAACATTAAAGTATGGGTGTGTATCAGGAAATAGAATTCCTGTTTTAGCCACATTGGTTTGAAACATTGGTGGTACTGTAGGTAAATCAGTATTTACCTTTCTGGTTTCGCCAACAGCTGGCACCCATTCGCACCTGCATCCCCAATCTAAAGGGGTGTAATAAGTATTTAGTAATGGATCATCAATAGGTACAGTTGTGCCGTCCATCATGCTATGCTCCGGGCGTGTTCTATCATCATTGATAGATTGAAAGCGGAGCATTTCTACACCAAGCTCTACAAAATCATTCCAACTGGCAGCGGCTTGCATACTTGCTACTGCATTGCCATACTCGGCATTTAAATAAACTTCATTGTAGGTATTGCTAATGGCTTTTACATCATTTAAAAACGAATTAAACGGCTTTAATACGCCAGCATCATCACTTAATAATAGCGAAGCTTCACGTAGCATTTGGTGGTTTTTAAAACCCGAAAACACATAAACGTTATTTTCTATTTGCTTTAAAAAGCTTTTATCTACAGCTGTAGAAATTGTACCATAGCCATCCTTAACGCCCGCCATTAATTGCTTGGCTATTTTTTTAACCATTGCCGAATCAATTTCATCAGAGCGTATTTTACCATCACTTATGAGTTTGGCTATACGTTTAAGCTCCGCCTCTAAATCAAGTGGTGGTATGCTTAAGTTTATGGTTACGCAATGAATGCACATGTTAGTTTGTTGGGTGTTAGTTTGTTGGTTTGTTAGTATGAGCTAACATTTTAGCCATATCAGCATGTAGCTTTAATATTTGAGATACGGTTAACTCTTCTGCTGGTGGCTCTTTCTCTTTCTGATCTTCTTTATTTGGGCTTGTAGGTTGTTGTACTTGTTTAATTCCCAAAATTTTAATGCCTAAGCGGTTGCTTACCTCTTCTGCATCTAACTGAAAGCCCATTTTATTAACAGCGGTGTAAACTTCTACCAATGCCTTTACATCTTCTGGCACATCCCATTCAAACGTATCGCCATCAACAAATGGGTAGTTATGGTATTCTGCTAGTTTCTTTAAAAGCTCATTAACTTCATAAGCGATAAATTTTTCATCATCCTTACGTATCTCGTCTGCTACATCCTGGTGTACTTCTGCCTGGCTACGGCTGCTACCGTCCATACTGGTCATTGTTTGGCCAGAGAAAAGAATTGCTAAACCTTGGTCAGCCTTGGTGATCAACTCTGCAAATACTTTAAAAGCATCTGTTTTGTTGTTCTCTTTAATTTCAATATCAGTACCTTCTGGGAAAACACCGTAGGCAGCAGTACCCATATCTCGCACCCATCCCTCTATTTCATTGCGCACACGTTGGTCTTGACTGGCAGTTTTTACAATCCTAATCGGAATACCGAAAATCTCTGCAAACTCATCCCAGTTTTGCCAAGCATGTTTCTTTAAAATCCAAAGCGGTACGGCTTTATTTAGTAAGCCTAAATCTAGTTTATCGCCAATGGCTAAACAGTATTTGCTGTAGGGCTCTTGCGTATAATCTTTACCTAAGAAATCACTTTCCCAGTTTAAAATAAAACCTTTCTCTTGCAATACATGGCGGCGTGGGATAAGCTCACAAGTAATTACTTCATTAAAGCCATCTACTAAATTAAAATCGTTTAGATAGCCAACAGAATAGCCAAAGAATTTACTTTCTAAAGCAAGGTTTATAAAAGCATCAAACCAACGGCGTTTTAATAACTTGGTTTTATCATCATTCTTTGCACCTTCTTTGTCTACAATTTTAAAGTTTCTGTTTTTTACTGGTAAAATACGATGGTTATAAACCTGGCCATGTACAAACTCATCTAATATTAAATCATCATAAATATCATACAAACGGTTACGCTGTGGGAAATCTACATTTTGCGCTGCCTGCCTTGCCGCCAACCAGTCGCCAATGTTTTTACTATATAAAGTACGTTGCTGCTTAATAATGTCGACCATTATTTGGGCAGGATCTTTTTTTAGAAGAGCTGCCTTTGCATCATCTGCGTTAATGGTTTGCGTTTGCACCGCATTGCTTTTATTTGTTTTAGCCATGTTACCAGCGTTTAAAATATTTAGTGTTTGAACCTACTTGTAAAGTGGGTGAGCTATCTTCAGTACTTATTATTGGCAAATCAGGTTCTAGCATTCCTTTACTCACTTTATCTAACCAGGCTATTGCAGCGTTGTACCTATCTTCACGTACTTTAGGCATTGCTCTGGTAGCCACATTTGCATGTAGGTGATATAATATCATATCAATTAAGTACATGATAATAAGTGGGTTTCTGGTTACGCCAGTTGCAGCAAAAATGGCTGCCACATTGTAACCTCTTGGTTTTAAATAGCTGATCATTTCAGCCTCTGCCATTTGCTCTGCTAATGCTTGTGCGCCAGTTTGTGCCGCAATAATTGCGGTTACCTCTGTCCGAATTTGTACGTTATAATCTGCGGGTGTTAAAAAAGGCATTACTCTGGGTTTTTAGCGTTATTGATTGAAAAGGCCTACATAATGGTTTCATTTTGTAGTTTTTATTTGTTTAAAAGTTTATCCAACTTTAGATTTATTATAATAATATCAGCTTTATTCAAACTAATGTTTTGCTTGTTCAGCTCGGCTGTTACGTTTAAAGTTTTTAACTCGGTTTGGATAATCTGAATATTTTGCCTTTGCTCGGAAGTGCCTTCCTTCTTTTCAATCTTCATTTCTGCCACGCTTTCCGAAAGTTTATCAACCTTATTATCAATTTTAATAATGAAAGCGATTAACGTGATTAAATAAACCACGTACTGAATGATGTCTTTTGCCTTAATATTTAGTGTTTCCATTTTCTTATATCTGCTGGTTTTGCGTAATTTCTGTTTCTGTTACCATGTTTGTCTGCTTGGTTTTCCTATAATGGGTTTAAAATTTCGTTGCGGTTTATGTTTGTCTAATATCTCCCAGGCTCCTTGGTCAGCATCGGGACTATCATCTGGCGAACTATAACCGGGCTCAATACCTTTAAGCTGATTGTTGCCTTCTACCATATCTGGGTTGTGCATCTCATCCAGATTAAAGAACACTTCGCCATTGGTGTAAGAGGGTTCCATTTTTACCATGCGGATGTACTTATTTTCTTTACTGGTGTTATCGGTGATCACTACCAATAACCTCTTATTTTCTTTAGTGCGCTTTTGATTGTGCGCTATTAAAGCCTCTTGAATTGGGCGGTTAAAAAACTGCTTTTCTACATACCACAATACACCTACGCCAATAGGTAATTTATCTTCATAATCACTCATAAATTGAAATGCTGAGGTAAGTTCCGTACGGCGAACGAATGATTTTAAGCAATGGCGTTGCCAGTCTCCGCTACCATTTACCAAACCACCCCAAACTCGCACCGCCTTAAAATCAGACTTTGCATTGTTTTCAAACGATGGATCGAAGTAGCCTACTATAATTTGGTAGGCATGTAAAGCCCGCATCTTTATCCAGTGGAAATAAGTATCCTTAAAAATGCTACCCTCTACATGGTTTTCGTGAAAAAACTCTTTACGGCCAATAGCGTTACCCGCCATTTTAACCTTATTCATGATTTGCCCATAGGTGTAACGCTGGTGCCACGCTGGTTGGCCAGTTTGTGGATCAATGGCGAAAACTTTACTATGGTAGATGCCTTCACGCTTAGGTGCGTTAGGTTTGGTATCACCTACTATATGCGCCAAAATAGATTGAGCGTGTATGCGGTTGCCGGCTACCACCAGCGTACCACCTTTTTGGGTTTCTAGCGCAAAAAATAAAGCTCCCATTATGCGCTCTACTATTTGTTTAACTCTTTTTTGGTTGTTGACTATTTGATCATCATCTATATCATCACAAACCGCATAATTTGGGCGTTTTTCTCCTTTTCTGGCTCCACGAGGCGATTGATCACGCCCATAGGCAACAAACCTAATCCCTGCCTTGGTGGTAAAGTCGCCATCTTGCCAGTCTCCAAAATTAAACTGCTCACCATAATCATTAATAAAAAGGGCGTTATATTGTAAAACGGCTTGTATATCGCCAAGCAATACGCAAGCATCATCTTCATTTTTACCCATTAGTATCATACCGTTTAGCTTTCCGTTGGCAATCATCCACATCGGAATTAAAACATCTGCATGTACAGATTTTGCATGTTCACGTGGCCATTCTAAAACGGCTATTAAGTTTGGGTTATCAGCATCACGTTTACTGTGTACTATTTTATTTGCTGCCTTGATATGAAATTCTGCACAATCAGCATCGGCAAATACCGGAAAGTAAGTTTTTACAAAATAGTTGTAATCTTTTAAGGCCTTGTTAATTCTGGTCTTTTGAATTTCCTTGCTTTCATTAATATTAACCGTTGTGCTGGCTTGTACCTGATCACAAAAGCGTTTCCAGTCACCATATTGTTCTCTGCTAATAGTTGCCATCTATTTAGCCCTCCCTCTTTTAAATTTCCTAAAAGGTGATATTCCCTTAATATATTTAGATTTTGAGGGCAGCCCAGTAATGGCACCAACGGGGCGTGGGTGCATAATAGTTACAAACTGATCACTATTATAAAGGTGTACACCCCGGTATAGCTCAAATATGTATTGCAGAAACTTAGGCATGACTAGCCCTTTCTGTTATGAATTGGCTTTGCAGCTTATTAATTTCTTTGGCTAAATCGGGATTTATAGAGAAAGCCCAGGTTGTGAACTCCTTTGCGCAATTGATGTGCTGGCTTAAGGTTACCTTTTTGTTAGATAACAACTCAATAGCCTTAGCAACTTTGCTTAACGCATCAGCATCAATCTTATCGGCATCTACAATGGTTTCAAGTTTTAGGTAAAGTTTACCAATGATGTTTTGCGCAGTAATGGTGCTGGCTCCTTTTAATTTCTCCCAATTAAATTTCTCTTTATTGTTTGAAAAAGTCTTTTCACTCCAATTTACTATTTCGCAAATGTCTTTTTGGCTTTTATCTGTATTGAGATAAAGGTCTAGCGCAATATCACGCTTTTTATCATTGCTTAATTTCTCTTTAGCCATATTAATTATTCCCGTGTACACTACAAAAGTGTGGCATTTGGTGGGGCTATTTTAATGGCTTTATCATGATACTGACAAAAGAGTGTATTATATGACATTATGGCGCATTACCATGATAAAACCGTTTTGTAAGCGGTTAAAAAGCTTACACTTTTGAGCTTTAGAAAAGGCAAAAGCCAAAAGATGAAGAAAAGTACAAAGGTTTTTAAGGTAACTGATCCCAGTAAAAATGTTTACGGTTTTAAAGTAGATACTGCTGGTATTAGTACTGAAGCTTTTTTGTTAAACCCTGTTTGCCTGCTCAATCACAACTACGATAAAATAATGGGTAGTTGGACTGACTTAGCATTAGCAGGCAAAGGCATGACGGCTATACCTGTATTTGATGAAGCAGACCCAGAAGCGGTAAATATGTGTTCTAAAGT